GTTGGCATCATAGAATGCTCCATCAGCGATAAACAAGTCTTGACCCGTCGCGTACGCGGCATCATGCACGCGACACGTCTCATCAAACTCATCAACCGCCGGAACATCAGAAACAACACTGGGCTGGTGAAGCCCCGCTGACCAATTCGGCCCACAATAATTACCATGGTATCTCATTATCTAACAATTTTATGCCTGGTTCATTATCCAATGCCTCCCTGGCCACTGGCGTGCTGTGCCATGGCTTAATTTCGGCCTGGGAGTAATACTTTTCAATTTCGATTTGATGGTCTGGTAAAACACCAAAGGCATAGTAATAGGAAACCCTCGTGCATGGTGAAATGTACGTTGACTCCCTGACCATACCCCTGATGCGCGTATAAAGACTGGAATTTTTGTTAATGTGGTCGATCATGCCTTGAGAGCAGACGACACCATGTCGCAGATATGCATCATAAAACGCACACTGAACTGGCACACCGGAATTAAGTGTGACGCCACCGATGCCAACAGCATGGAGCCACTTCCGATACACCAAATCATTCTGCACTGCTATAAGGCACATGGTATCTTTCTTCAGCACGGCATTGTGGTTGCGAATCATACGCCAGACCCCACCAACACACACTGGATGCGTTTGGCAGAACTCCAACTCCTCAAAGGTGTCAACTGGTTTCTCACAAACCATACTGAACCCCCGATCACGAAACCATGCCACAGCACCACGCTGAAACCGCTCTTGGTCATCTCGCTCCATCATGACCACACAATCATCCCCATTATTTGCAAGCTCAACACGAACGCCTTTTTGCTTGGCGTACGCATAAATGGCCGCACACATGATAATTGAATTGCCCAAACTGGTGTTCAAATCACCAGAGCAACGCGTACCATGCACACGAAACTTCACATGTCCGTCTTCGGCATATGCCTTTCCGACGTTGTGCAGCTGCCACCCAAGCAACCTTTTCAACACCACTGCACCAGGAAACAACGCGGTGTAAAATTTATGCTCGTACTCCAAAGCGCTAACGCTAACGTGCGCGTCAAACTTCTCTGCATCCATTCCAATAGCAACGGGGCTCTTGAAGCTATCCCATTTGAGTCTTAGAACCGTGCCGGACTCAATGGAGTTGAGTCCCTTAATAACGGTATGCTCAGTAACGCTATCAAACGCTTTATTTATCGCCCTGAAATACGGTTTCTCGGCATGTTTTAAATACCGACCGAGTTCCAGGTTGAACCGTGGGTCCCGCGGGTTAATACCACGCGGAGCCTTACTCAAATCTTGTTTCTCAAATTTAACAAACATCTTCAGATGGGCATCCCGCTGATTGAGTGACGAACGCAACAATGAAATCATTGCGTCCTGGTACACACGCTTTTTGCTACCGGTATAGCGGTCAACAACCTGCTGACGGCTCAAACGGGGTAGTTTGGGCATGTGACCCATCACCTTACGGCGGAACTCCTTGAAGTGTGTATTGTTAAATGCGTTATAGTCAGGTGGTATGATATTTCTGAAACCACTCCCCTCCTTTTCCTTGCAAAAGAAGTAGCGCTCGGTTAGAGCCCTGGCTATAGCGTCTACGCCATTATTATAAACTCCTAGGTTGTGATCTAGGCCAAACTTCGCAAGGACGTTGTACTTGCGTTGTTTTGGTTGGTTCCCATTCCGGTGTATGCACAACTTGCCAACATTGTCCAGTTCGACACGATCCACGAGTTCCTCGTCGACACTGGTATTGGACCCATACACCGTAGTTGGGCACCCTCAACACACCGTTGGCGCAGCGTTCGGAACAGATCCAAACGCCACACGCAACCAGCGTGGTAAGCGTGTCCGCACGGTTGATAACTCATCGGTGACACCCTCATTAAAGTACGCGTTGATGACGAATTGCCTATGATATTCAATATCACAGTGGCGTACATTCGCATCACGACACACCTTGAGGTACTCACGTTCAATCAACAACCGATTCGCCTCATGGTAGGCCATGCGTCCAAACTTGGCTCGCAAAGCAAGAGTCAAAGCAGCAGCAAATCGTGGCACGACTTGCACGCGTGGATTGACAACCACAGGCACATGGGAAACAACGGTATTTATGTTGACGGTGGCCACCCCACCGTTGGTCAACAAAGGATCACCGCGAGGGACGCGGTCACCCTGGGGAGATTGAGGCCACTCCGGCTGGTAGCCGAAGACCTCC